CCTGCCTGTTGTTTATGGTTTGCTATAGACTTTGATAATAATATATTTGTTTATAGAGAATTATATACACAAAAGATTACAGCAGATATTTTTGCTAGAAAAGTTTTAGAACAAGAACATGGTGAGTATATTAGATACGGAGTTCTTGATAGTTCTACTTGGGCAAGACGAGGTGATATAGGACCGAGTATTGCAGAGACTATGATACAAGAAGGATGTAGATGGAGACCATCAGATAGAAGTCCTAGAAGTAGAGTAGCAGGTAAATTAGAATTACATAAAAGATTAAGACCTGATGAAGAAACAGGATATCCATCTTTGTTTATATTTGATAACTGTATTAATTTAATTAGGACAATGCCTATGTTACCAGTTGATAAAAATAATCCTGAAGATGTAGATACACATGCAGAAGACCATGCTTATGACGCACTTAGATATGGTTGTATGAGTAGACCAGTGCATCCTATTGCAAAACAGTTTCACGACTTTGGTGTAGGACAAACTAGAGATTTTAAACCTGCAGATAAAGTTTTTGGATATTAATGAAAGATATTAAAATAGGATATAAAAATTATAAAATAAAAAGTTTAGATTCCATCGTATCTAAATGTAATGAAATAAATGGACAGTTTCTTGCATCCGATGGAACGATAGCTTTGTCATCAACTGAAGATAATATATCTCATGCTAATACTTTAATACATGAAATATTTCATGCTATAGTATATCAATGGGCAATAGAATTAGATGATAAAGAAGAAGAAAAAATTTGCAATACTCTTGCGAATGGACTAACGACTGTATGTGTAGATAACCCTTGGTTACTACCTTACATACAGAAACAATTAAAAGGAGAAAAATAAAATGGCAATCATGAAACAATATAAGCAAGGTGAACTTCCTGAGAACATGTATGGTAATGAAGCTGCAAAGCAAGGCGATTCAAAAACCAATGTTGTAAAAGGCGGTGCTGCTTTTCCTGCTGACTATGCTGAAGGTGGAGTAAACAAAGACTTCCCTAAAGAAAAGAAAAATATGGTCGATGGGAAAATCTTTGCAATGGCAGACGAAAGAGATTACTAAGAGGTAAATAATGCCACATTCAAATACAGGTGGCTTGACTTCTGAATCTGATGAAGTAAATTCTTTATCAGAAGAAAAAGATAAGTCTTATAGTAATCTAGGTTATCTTGTAGAATCTAGACTAAAAGAATCAGAACAGGCTCGTCTTTATGACGAGAAAAGATGGTTAAGGTCTTACAGAAATTATAGAGGAATCTATAGTTCTGATATGGCTTTTCGTGATTCAGAGAAGTCTAAAGTATTCGTTAAGATTACTAAGACTAAAGTTTTAGCTGCATACGGACAACTAATAGAAGTTTTATTTTCGCAAGGTAAATTTCCTATTGGTATATTTCCTACAAAAGACCCAACAGGTGTAGAAAAATATGCACACATAAAACCTACGGCTATGAAAAAGAATCCTCGTATGGAGGATATTTATGGTTTTGAAGGTGATGGTAGAGAAATAACTCCTGGTTCTACTGCTAATGAAATATTAAATGGTTTAGCAGAAAAATATGCTGACGCAGGTTTTGAAAAAGGTGCTGCACCTGATTTAAAAAGTATGCCTCAGATAGAACCTGCAGAAGAAGCTGCAAAGAATATGGAAACTTTAATCCATGACCAGTTAGAAGAATCACATGCTATATCAGTAATGCGTCATGTATTATTTGAAATGTGTTTACTTGGAACAGGTATTTTAAAAGGTCCATTTAATTATGAACAATCAGTCCATCAATGGGCATTAGATGACAGTGGAGAAAGAGTATATGCTCCTAAAACAAAGTTAGTACCAAGAGTAGAAGCTGTCAGTTGTTGGGATTTATATCCTGACCCAGATGCTGTAACTATGGATGATGCTGATTACATTATTCAAAGACATGTGTTTAATAGAACACAAGTTAGAGATTTAATTAATAGACCTTTCTTTAGAAAATCTGCTATAGAAGAAGTATTATCAGGTGGTCCTAATTACGAAAATAGAAGTTATGAGACTGCATTATTTGATAGAGAAAATCAAGAAGAGTATAACAAAAATAGATTTGAAGTATTAGAGTATTGGGGTACTATGGATAAGTACCTAGTAGAAGAAGCAGGTATTGAAATGCCTGAAGGTATTGAAGATGATTTAGATGAAGTGCAAGTTAATGCATGGGTATCTAATGGTCACATACTAAGATTAGTTCTTAATCCTTTTACTCCTGCAAGAAATCCTTTTATGGTATGCCCTTATGAAATTAATCCTTATCAATTCTTTGGTGTGGGCATACCTGAAAATATGGATGATGCTCAAACAATTATGAATGGTCATGCAAGAATGGCTATTGATAATTTAGCACTAGCAGGTAATTTAGTTTTTGATGTAGATGAAACTATGTTAGTTCCTGGACAAGACATGACAGTGTTTCCCGGAAAAATATTTAGAAGACAAAGTGGACAAACAGGACAGTCTATACATGGTTTAAGATTTCCAAATACTGCTCCTGAGAATATGCAGATGTTTGATAAGTTTAGACAACTAGCAGATGAGTCTACAGGTATACCTTCTTATTCTCATGGACAAACAGGTATACAGTCTACAACTAGAACAGCATCAGGCATGTCAATGTTAATGGGTGCTGCTGCATTAAATATTAAAACAGTTATAAAAAATGTAGATGATTATTTATTAAGACCATTAGGAGAAACATTGTTTCATTGGAATATGCAATTTAATAAAGATATTCCTCAGATACAAGGTGACTTAGATATCAAAGCACAAGGCACTACATCTCTAATGACAAAAGAAGTTAGGTCACAAAGATTGATGACATTTATGCAA